ATATATCATTCCTTTCTAACCGCCACAGTTTTTTTGGAGTGATATATTGTTTGGTGGTCGAATGACCATAATGGATAGCTATTTCTAGCTATCTAAACATACCAAGAAATTAATGATTATTTACTCTTTTCGTTTTATAAAGTTTTCTTTATTTGGTATAATATAATTATAGATATATAAACGAGGTGATAAAAATGAATAATCAATATTTTCGCAAAAAACCTGTAATAATTAAAGCTTATCAAACCTCTAAAGAATTGATAATTAAGACTTTAGAAGGAGATATGCTTGCTTCTAAAGGGGATTGGATTGTTACTGGTGTTGACGGTGAACAATATCCAGTCAAACCAGATATATTTAAGAAAACTTATGAACCTGTTAAAAGCTAATATTTCATAGCGTTTAAAATAGATGATTTAGAAAAATCAAACGCCCAACTTACCCCTACACCATAAAGGTTTATAGGGGTATTATAATTTTTACTTATTTTTACAGCTATTATCCTTTTTTTCAGTTCTTTAGCTTGTTCGATTTCCCATGCTACCCATTCTGATTTATGAGTGTGTTCTCCGATTAAACATAAAAATATATTTGAATTAGCTATTCTATTAGAAATTACATATTTTATATAATATGCATCTTTTGAATTAATAGAAGTTCCGACTGAATTATCATAAAAAGAAACTTCCGGAAAACTTTTATTTTCAGACCATGCTACCAATAAGTTTTTATGTGTTCTACCTTCAACATCATCCCTATAACTTACAAATATTTTATCTCTCATTTATTTCTCCTTTTTGTCATTGTTAGTTTGTAAATTAGCCCAGTTTATATTTTCATTAGATATTATTGTCTCACAACGTTCAACTAAAGTTATATTAGGGTGCACTTCATCTCTATAAACACCACTATTAAATAGGTACATATATTTTTCTTGTTTTAAAAGTTCAGATGTTTTTCTGTATTCTATCCAATTTTTTTGATGGTTAAATAAACTTATCATTCCTTCACACAATAATATACCACTAGAAAGAGCAACTGAAATCAGTTTAAAATTATTGTGAGCGAGATAAGAGCTTATAGGGATAAAGACACCTAATGCTATCTCTATTGATTTTAAAACTTTAAACCATCTTTGATGGTGTTGGCTCTTTTTATCATACCATTCTATTTGATTATCTAATCGGATTTTTATGTAATTATTTATATTATTTTCATTCATAAGTCCACTTTTTCTCCCTTTTTTATAGTCTAATTTTTTCTCCGTTTCGGAAGTTTGTTACGATATTAGTAGCTTGGTATGGTGCTATGTTGTTGTAGATGAGGAAGTTTCGCAGCCTGTTAAATAAAGCTGCATTGCTTATTTTTACTTCTTCTTGTATCGCTTGGTAACTATAACCATTTATTATTAGGTCTATTATAGTTTCGTCTGGTAAATATAGAATTGAGGCTACTATGTTTGCTTCATCTTCGAACGGTTGTAATTCTTTTGGATATTCTCCTGCTATCATTTCACTATTAAGTGACATGAATGTTCTATTAAATTTCCCTTGTAAATGACAGTGGACGTGACTTAATTCATGTAATATAGTAAATATTATCCTTTCTATGTATCCTGAAGATTGATTTATCATTATTACGTATTTGTCTTTTTTTGGTATAATCATACCTGAACACTTTTTAATAAATTCCATATCGACTCCTTGGACTATGTTTGTGTTTAGCAAGTGTCCGAAGTAGTCGTTTATTTGTGGTTGTATTCCAAATTCTGGATATTCTACATCAAATAGAACAAATTTTATGTTGTACTTCTTCCTAAAGTGATTTATTATATGTTTGTATGTGATTAGCTTCGGAGGAAGTCCGATTTCTCCCAGTATTTCGTACGCTTTTTGTCGATATTGTAAGTATCTCTCTTGGCTTACGATGTTGTATTCATATTTCTTCATTAATCTCCTTTCCAATTATCTTCATCGCTTAGTAAGACTTCTGCGACTGAGAATAATTTGTCTAGTGATTTGTTGAATTTTTCTTTTTGAGAATCATTCATGCCGTCTGTTTGTTTCCTAAACATTGCGACTAACTGTTGTTCGTACTCATCTTCTTGTGGTTTTTCTCTGCCTAGTAGGTAATCTACTGATACGTTGAAGTAGTCGGCGACGGCTTCCAATCCTTTAGAATTAGGTGAAGCTTTTCCCCAACGAGCGATAGTTCCATTAGATAGACCTATTTCTCTTTCTAATTCAGCAAAACTCATATTTTTTCTATTTGCTAATTGTTTAATTATATGCACTGTACTCAAGGTTTTCACATCCTTTTTTAGCAATAAAATTAAAATAATTAAGTTTAAACTTAAAAAATATGTTGACAAATAAGTTTAAATCTATTATAATAAAATTAAGCTAGTTATTTAGCTAATAAACAAAATTAAATAAAATAACGTCGGGAAACGTTTGTAACACTAATAATATAGATTTATTTATTGGTTTATTTAACTATGCTTAAATTTTAGCATAAAACTTAATGTTTTGTCAACAATTTCAGTTAAAACTTTAATTAAAAACTTAATGGAGGTGATAATATGTCGGAAGAGTTTTACAGGGAAGTGAAATATAAGTTAGAGCTTAAAAAGAAAACAATCACATGGCTTGCTGATATGGTTGGTATTTCTGTCCCATATGCAATTGATATTCTAAAAGGGAAAAGAACTCCCAAAGAAAGAATTGAAAAAATCAACTATATATTAAAAGCTGAAGGGATTATATAAAAAAAATAATTATTAAAAAAGGAGGGGGAGGAATGTTAGAAACTTTGTTATCTGAAGAAGGGAAAAAGTTCATTAGAAAAGAAATATTTGAAATTCATAAAGAGATTATAACAGAAATATTAGAATCCCAACTTATGGTCAAGAGATATTACAAAAAAAGCGAACTTGCTAAGTTGTTCAAATGTCATCCTAGTCTAATTGACACATGGGAAGAGGCAGGACTTAGATACATTCCTAGAGGAGAAACAGGTAAGGATTATGATATTTTAGAAGTTTATGATACTTTAGAAAATCTAAAAATTAGTAGATATTAAACAACCGCCACAGTTTTTACGGAGTGATAGAAAACGAATAAAAGAAAGGAGCATAAATTGGAAATAAAAAAATTAATTTTCCTAGATGATACTTACTTAGAAGATTGCATCTTATCAAATGAAGTTCCAAAAGAAATAGCCGAAATATCAAATAGTTTTGTAAAAATAACTACCGATAAATCGACTATTCAATATGTAAATTTAGATTACATTCAGATGATAATACCAAAAAAAGAAAAATTCAAAACAATAAGGAGCATAAACAATGATTAAATACTTACAAAAAAGAACACTTAATTTAATGTATTGGACTTTTACAATTATTTTCATCTGCGCATTAACAATGACAAAAATTGAGTTTGAACAATTATTCGCGGGATATTTGTTGGTAACTGGGTCAATGTGGGTTGGGTTCGATAAAAGATTTGAGAAGTATTTTGAGTAGGAGGTAAAAATTGAATAAATACGAATTACATAACAAATTAATAGACTTACAAGAACTGCAAAGGAAAGTTGATAGCCATATTAAAATATGGAACAAAATACACATAGAAACAGCTTTATGTGAAGAATTTCACGAATGGTACAACGCTATAGGATTTTTCAAAGATTGGAAGCAAAATAAAACGCCAAAAGAAAAACAACTTGATGAATTAGCTGACTGCTTAGCATTTGCACTATCTTTAATGAATAACGATAAGCAGGTATACAGCATTGATAGATGCGCTTTTGTTCTGAAACGCATTGAAAATAAAAATCATAAAAAAGCTATGATTAATGAAATTGAAACGGGATACTTATTTAATAAACGAGTTGGAAATACAGTGTATATCCAATCGACAGAGTTTGCTATTGAATTAATTCTGGATATTGCAATGATTTATTATTCTTTAGAAGAATTATTCAAAGCGTACATTAAAAAATCAACGGTTAATATTCAAAGACAAAAAGAGGGGTATTAAAAAAGCAGCCGTTAAAACAACAGCTACTTAATTAAAATTTCAATTATAAAATAACACAAAAAAGGAGAAAATGCAAGTGACAGAAAATAACGTTAAAGATCCACAACATTACAAAATAGGAAACTTAGAAACAATAGATCTAATCCAACAAACAGTAGAAGACTTTGGTAGTGTTTGTCAAGCTAATATTTTGAAATATGGAATTAGAGCAAACAAGAAATACGAAAGTCCAAAAGACGATATTCAGAAAACAATTAGATATGGAGAATTTTGGCTTAATCATTTAGACGGCAAGCCTGCAAGCAGTCCAAGAGTTGAAGAAATAGCAACCATAGACAAGTTAAAAGATATGTTAAACAGTCAGGAGAAAGAGCTTATCCAGGAGAAGAAGATTAAGTGTGTTGTTCTTGATGGTGAGCAAGTTCCAAAAGAGATTGTACAAGACTTAATAGATAAGTTAGGAGATATTATTTATGGTGAAAATTAATAAATTAGAAATAGAAAATGTTAAAAGAGTTAAAGCAGTTCAGATAGAGCCAACAGCTAACGGACTAACAGTTGTTGGTGGCAGAAATGGTCAAGGAAAAACAAGTGTCCTGGACTCAATAGCGTGGGCTTTGGGGGGGAATGCATATAAGCCGTCTAAACCACTGAGAGAGGGTAGCGTAGTTCCACCAATTATTAAAATTGAGCTAGATAATGGGTTAATAGTGGAACGCAAAGGCGAAGATGGGAAGTTAAAAATAACAGATCCTAGCGGTAAGAAAGCAGGACAGAACTTACTAAATAGCTTTGTCGAACAATTCGCTATTAATTTACCAAAATTTATGGAAATGAACTCAAAAGATAAGACTAAAGCCTTATTAAATACAGTTGATGGTTTAGGAGAGAAACTATTCAAGTTAGAACAAGATGAATTAGAACTGTACAATAAACGTCGCACAGTTGGGCAAATCAGAGACCAAAAGAAACATTTTGCAGAAGAACAACCGTTTTACAAAGAAGTTGGAAATGAATTAGTGAGTGCTTCTGAATTAATTAAAGAACAACAAGAAATCCTCGCTAGAAATGGAGAAAATCAACGTAAACGCGATAATTTGGAGAACTTAATCGCTAGAAAATCATTTGCTGAAAATAAAAAAGCTGAACTGGAAGCACAGTTATTAGAATTAAACAATAATTTAGCAATCATTAATAATGATATAGAAATAGCGAATAGAGATGTTGTTGATTTAATCGATGAAAGCACAGAAGAATTAGAAAGAAGCATTGAAAATATTGAAGAAATCAATAGAAAGGTTAGAGCTAATCAAGACAGAGAGCGTGCTGAAATGGACGCGGAAGAATACAAAAATCAATATGAATATTTAACAAACTCTATCGAGAATTTAAGAAAAGAAAAAATAAACTTGCTTAATGGTGCTAATTTACCGCTAGAAGGCCTTAGCGTAGAAAATGGAGTAATTACTTACAAGGACCAACCTTGGGATAATATGAGTGGGTCAGAGCAACTTATAGTGGCAACTGCTATTGTTAGAAAGATTAATCCACAATGTGAATTTGTTTTAATGGATAAACTAGAACAAATGGACTTAGAGACATTACAAGATTTTGGTGACTGGCTAAAAGAAAATCACTTACAAGCAATAGCAACAAGAGTAAGCACTGGTGAGGAGTGCCAAATAATCATAGAAGACGGATACGTTAAAAATAAAAAAGTAAAAACACCGTCTTGGGAAAATAATATAGGAGGTAGTTTTTAATGCAGATAACTAGAGGAAAACGAGCAAGAGCGCAAAAAGTAGTAATTTACGGAACTGAGGGAATCGGTAAGTCATCACTTGCTGCACAATTCCCAGAACCACTATTCATTGATACAGAAGGCTCAACGGATAATATGGACGTTGCTAGGTTAGATAAGCCTACAAGCTGGGTTATGTTAAATAATCAAATAGCGTTTATTAAGGCAAATCCAAGTGTGTGTAAGACATTAGTAATAGACACTATTGACTGGGCAGAATCGCTATGTGTTGATAACTTGTGCGCTATGCACGGCAAAAAAGGGATTGAAGACTTTGGGTATGGAAATGGCTATGTCTATGCAAAAGAAGAAATGGGACGTTTCTTAAATAAATTACAAGATCTAATTGAAATAGGTATTAATGTCGTATTAACAGCTCATGCTCAGATTAGAAAATTTGAATTGCCAGACGAAATGGGCGCTTACGATAAATATGAACTTAAATTAGGTAAGAAAACAAGTTCTCAAACAGCGCCACTTGTAAAAGAATGGGCGGATATGGTCCTGTTTTGTAATTACAAAACATTCTTAATTACACAAGAAGGTTCAACAAAGAAAAAAGCACAAGGTAGCCAACGTGTAATGTACACTGAACACGCTGCCGCTTGGGATGCAAAAAACAGGCACGGCTTACCTGGAGAGTTGCCACTTGATTTTAGTGGAATTGCACATATTTTTAAAACAGAACCTAAAGAAGAACCACAAAAAACGGTTCAAAAAGAAATTAAACAACAACAAACTGAGCAATTACAGTTTGAGCAACCTAAATATAACGGTGATTTAGAAGCACCGAAAGTTGAAAAAACTCAAGAAGAAAAAGTGATGGATAATTTTGAAGATATAGTAAAAAAGGTGGAGAATACCCCAGAAGAAAATCTAATAGATCCATTTGTAAAAGAAAAACCAGATTATATTCCACACCCTTTATGGGATTTAATGCAACAAGATGGAATTACAGAAGAAGATATTAAACTTGTTACTGAAAATAAGGGTTATTTTCCTAAAGGAACACCGATGAGTGTTTACAACGAACAAGGATATTTAACTGGATATATTATCCCTAAATGGGAAGGTTTAAAAGAATTACTAAAACAATTAAAACAAAAATAATTTAAGGAGAATTTTAAAAAATGATGAATAACAATACAAATTTTAACAACTTTGAAAGAGAATTAGACTGGGATTCGGAGATAGTAGCAGATAGCGAGTTCGTATTATTGCCTCCTGGACTATATCAATTTACTGTCGCAGGATATGATAGAGCGCAGCACACACCTACTAATCCGAACGGGAAATTACCTAGCTGTCCTAAAGCTATTGTTAGTGTGAAAATAGTAGCTAATGAAGGTGAAACTACTTTAAAACATAATTTATTCTTACATAGTTCAGTAGAAGGTTTACTTTCAGCTTTCTTTGGAGCTATTGGACTTAAGAAGAAAGGTGAACCATTAAGAATGCCTTGGAATCAAATAATTGGCGCTACAGGAGTATGTAAAGTAGGAATCAGAGAACATAATGGAAACCAGTACAACGAAGTAAAAAGTATGATATACAAAGATGAAGTAGATATTACGAAAGTACTTAATGTTCAAAATCCGTTTGCACAACCTAATTTCAATCAACCGCAACAAACTAACAATTCTTGGAATCAAGGAAATAACACACAAGGCGGCTTTTAAAGATGAAACTTAGACCTTATCAAGAAGAAGCGAGGGTTAAGGTTCAAGAACAATGGGACGGGGGCGTTCAAAAAACGCTCCTAGTGCTTCCCACTGGTTGTGGTAAGACTATTGTATTTTCCAAAATAATAGAAGATAGGGTTAAGCAAGGTGATAGAGTTCTAATATTAGCACATAGAGGAGAACTCTTGGAACAAGCTAGCGATAAGTTAAAGAAAAGTACGGGACTTAATACAGCGCTAGAAAAGGCTGATAGCACATCTCTAGACAGTTGGTTTAGGGTCACTGTTGGAAGTGTTCAGACTTTACAACGCGAGAAAAGACTTAACCAATTTAGCAATGATTATTTTGATACCATTGTAATTGATGAGGCTCATCATTGCATTTCTAACAGTTATCAAAACGTACTTAATCATTTTGATAAAGCAAAAGTGTTAGGGGTTACTGCTACACCTGATAGGGGTGATATGCAGAATCTAGGGACGTATTTTGAAAGCCTTGCTTACGAATACAAAATTGTGGATGCTATCAAAGAAGGATATTTAAGTAAAATACAAAGTTTAACAATTCCATTGAATTTAGACCTTAGCGGAGTTGCTACTCAAAACGGAGATTTTAAAGCCAGTGACGTGAGCAATGCACTTGATCCTTATTTAGACCAAATAGCAGATGAAATGATTAAACATTGTAAGGATAGAAAAACGGTAGTATTTCTACCGCTAGTAGCAACAAGTCAAAAATTCAGAGATATTCTTAATTCAAAAGGATTTAAAGCTGCCGAAGTCAACGGAGATAGTAAAGATAGAGCGCAAATACTAGAAGATTTTAACAATGATAAATATAATGTCCTTTGTAATTCTATGTTACTTACAGAGGGTTGGGACTGTCCAAGCGTTGATTGTGTGATTGTGTTAAGACCAACTAAAGTTAGGGCGCTTTACTCTCAAATGGTAGGACGTGGAACAAGATTACATCCAGGTAAAGAAAATTTATTACTATTAGATTTTTTATGGCACGTTGAAAAGCATGAATTATGTAGACCCGCTCATTTAATAGCGAAAAATGAAGAAGTTGCTAAAAAAATGACTGAGCTTAGTGAAAAAGAAGTTGGTAATGCGGTTGATTTAGAAGAAATAGAAGTTAAAGCAGCAGAGGAGGTTATCCAAGACAGAGAAGCGAGCCTTGCTAAACAGTTAGCTGAACAAAGACGTAAAAAAGGTAAGTTAGTAGATCCGTTACAATTTGAAATGAGTATAGCTGATGAAGATTTAGCTAATTATGTACCAAGTTTTATAAGCGAACAAGGGCCACCATCTAGTAAGCAAGTAGAAACACTAGAGAAAATGGGAATCAATGCGGATACTATTGAGAATTTTGGAAAAGCTAAATTGTTAATAGATAGAATTATCAAACGTCGAGACGCAGGACTTGCTACACCTAAACAGATTAGATTATTAGAGAATAGAGGATTTAGAAAAGTAGGGTCTTGGAGTTTTGACGAAGCTAATAAAATGATAACAAGAATTGCAGCAAACGGTTGGAGACTTCCAAGAGGTATTGTTGCGAAAGATTACAGACCGAATATTTAAATTAATTAAGAGGAGCTAGAATGGAAAATAAATCAAACTTAATAGAATTATTAGAATATATAAACCCAGCTACTCTTGATTATCAAGAATGGGTTAATGTCGGCATGGCCCTTAAATACGAGGGTCACACCGTCGAAGAATGGGACTTATGGTCTCAAAATGATATTAGATATAAAGAGGGTGAATGCCGTAGAAAATGGAATACTTTCAATGGTTCAGGAACGCCAGTAACTGGTGGGACTGTATATCAAATGGCAGTCGATAGAGGATATGAACCTATCTATTTTAATACGGAAAACGCCCACGAGTTAGGTTGGGATGATGAAATAAAGATTGATAATGATTATAAATTTATAGATAAAAGTTGGATTGAAGGTAAGGAAATTCAAGAACCATTTAATTGGAATCCTAGTCAGGAATTAATCACTTATTTAGAAACGCTATTTCAAAGTACTGAAAATGTTGGATATGTGACTGAAACTTATCCGCTAGAGGATAAAGACGGTAAGACTTTACACAAACCTAAAAAAGGTTGTTTTGACAGAACAGCGGGCCATTTAATTGAGAAGTTACACAAATACAAAGATGATATAGGATTTGTTATTGGAGATTACAACCCCGAAGCTGGAGCGTGGATAAGATTTAATCCATTAGATGGAAAAGGCGTTAAAAATGATAATGTAACTGAATATAGATACGCACTTGTGGAAAGTGACCAAACAAGTATTTCACAACAAAACGCTATTATTCGTGAGTTAGAATTACCTGTTGCTTGTTTAGTTCATAGCGGTGGTAAGTCTGTTCATGCGATAGTTAAGATTGAAGCTAGAGACTATCAAGAATACCAAAAACGCGTTGATTACCTATATAAAGTGTGTGCCAAGAACGGCTTAGCAGTGGACACTCAAAATAAGAACCCGTCAAGACTTAGCCGTATGCCAGGTGTGATGAGAAACGGGCGCAAACAATTTTTAATCGATACTAATATTGGGAAAAACAGTTGGGATGAGTGGTTTGAGTATATCGAAGACTTAAACGACGATTTACCAGATCCCGAAAATCTAGAGGAGTGTTGGGATAATATGCCAGACTTAGCGCCTGAATTAATTAAAGGAGTGCTTAGACAAGGTCACAAAATGTTAATTGCTGGGCCTTCAAAAGCTGGTAAGAGTTTTGCACTAATAGAAATGGCAATAGCGATTGCTGAGGGTAAGAAATGGTTAAATTGGGAATGCGCACAAGGTCGCGTTCTATACGTCAACTTAGAACTTGATAGAGCTAGTTGCTTACACAGATTTAAGGATGTTTACGCTAAATTAAATTTACCCGCCAGTAACTTAAATAACGTCCATATATGGAATTTAAGAGGTAAGACTGTTCCTATGGATAAGTTAGCTCCAAAATTAATCAGAAGGGCGTATAAGAAGAATTATACAGCGGTTATTATCGACCCTATATATAAGGTTCTTACTGGAGATGAGAATAGCGCTGACCAGATGGCTCACTTTACCAACCAATTTGACAAGGTCGCTACAGAATTAGGATGTTCAGTTATTTATTGCCACCACCACTCGAAAGGTGCGCAGGGCGGCAAAAAGTCAATGGATAGGGCCAGTGGTAGTGGTGTGTTTGCAAGAGATCCCGACGCATTACTAGATTTGGTTGAATTGGAGATTCCAGAAACTTTATTGAAAACACAGTTAAATGACGTATTAGTTAAATTCTATGAAGATAGAATAAGAACTCTAAACAAAGAATATTACTCAACTAAAATTGGAATGGATGACCATTACGATTACGAGGCTATGAAATTTCATGCTGAAAGAAGCCTTAGCGGTCATTTAATAGAAGTTAGAGTGCAAGCCAAAGAGTTAGAGGCTAAGGTTAAGCAGCAGACAGCGTGGCGTGTTGAGGGTACACTCAGAGAGTTTGCTAAGTTTGAACCCGTCAATATGTGGTTTAGTTATCCAATTCATACTATTGATGAGGTGGGCGTATTGGCCGATATAGAGGTCGATTCTGACAAAGGTAATAAATACTCGAAAAATAAGACAGGGCGCCAAAAACAAGCAAATGAAAGTCAAAAAGATAGCATGATGGCGTTTGAATTGGCGGTCGAAAATTGCGTGTTTGAAGATGAAGAAGCAACTAAACAAATGGTCGCTGATTATATGAATGTTAGCGTAAGAACAGTTGAGCGAAAATTAGAAAATAGTAAAAAATTTAGGTATGATAAGGACTCAAAAACTATAAAAAAAATTACGACACGACAAGAAAAAACCAGTCGTGACGAACTCTAAATTTTTGCGACACGACATAAAAAAATAGTCGTGTCCGACAGATTTACGACAAGAATTTTTGTGTCGTGACGTGCGACGCGACAGCTATATACCTTAAAAGGTATAAAGGTGGTGACGGAAGGTGTCCGACAGTACAAGTGTCCGACAGTACAAGGGGGTTAAAAACTCCCCCTTGTCTGTACGTACATTGTCCTGTACTTCCCGCCTATGTCGAAAAAAAAGAAAAATGGAAATGGTAAAAAATTAAAATGAAGTTAAGGAAGTGAAAATAAAAAATGGAAATTGAATTTTTTGTGCCTTTGAAAAAAATACCAACAGTTACTCACCAAGATAAAATTATTTCAGTAAAAAATGGTAAGCCGATTATTTTTGATTCGCATAATTTGAAAGAAGCTAAAGAAATATTCAAAACAGGATTGATTAATCATATTCCTGGTAAGATGTTAAATGCTCCTATTGGAGTTGAAATAATATGGTGCTTCCCTTTGGAGAAAAACAAAGTAGATGGTGATTATTATACTAAGAAGCCTGATGTGGATAATTTGGCAAAAGCATTTATTGATCAAATGACTAAACTGAATTTTTGGAAAGATGATTCACACGTTAGTAAGTTGGTGAGTGAAAAGAGGTACAATTCAATTTATGGTGTATATGTGAAAGGGTATGAATTATAAAAAAACATAAAAAAGGTGGATTAAGAAATGAAAGATTTAAAAAGAGTAGTAACCTTGTTTGATAAATATGAAGGTGAAGTAAAGTGTGACAATCTAGAATATGAAATTAATAGTTTTCTCAATAAAAATTTACCCGAATGGGAAGATCATTATTTGAATGAGAATGAATATATTATCGATATAAAATATGTAAATATTCCAGAAACATTTTTAAAAGAAGATGATAATTATTTCATAGACGGTTATGTGTACGCATATATTCATATTGGAGATAAAAAATGACCAACCTACAAAAAATAATGGATCAAATGAAAATAACCGACAAAGAGTTATACAAACTCTCAGGAGTACATTTTAACGTTATTAAATTAATCAGAACAGGCGAAAGGATAAGTCCAAGATTTAAAACTTTGAAGAGATTAGCGGACGTATTAGGATGTACACCAAAGGATATAGGAGGCTAGAAAATGAAAGATAAAGTAACACTGAGTTTAACACTATTCTTTATTGGAATAGTGTTAGGAACAATACTTATGGCAAGTGGCTCATTTCTTTTAAAAAAAGAAAACGAAGAACTAAAAATAAAAAATGACAAACTAGAGCAACGCTTGTTTGAGTTATATAGAGAGCAAGCCGAACAAACAAAAAGAACAGCTGAGAGAAACGGAGTAGGGGGGTAGAAGATGAGTGCAGTTAGAATAAGATTTTGGTTAAAAAGCGGTAAATTTTTAGAAGCTCCAATTGATTTTGATGATGTTATGGCTATAGATGAAGCTTATGGTAAGGTAAAGACAGGAGTGGTAAGAAATGAGAATTTAAAAATCACTATTTCAAATATAACATTTCATGTTGATGATATAGAAAAAGTATCATGTATTTATGATTATCCATTTATAGATGAATTATTATCAACAGTGACGATTGAAGAAAGAGATGTAACAAAAGAAGAGCTTAATAAACTATATTGTAAAGTTGATAATTTTATAGAACGTATAGAAAAAAATTTTTTAATTACAATATTAGTGATTACATTAATAATTGCAACATTAATTACAGCGTGTCAAATATTAGGAGGATAAAAAAATGTTACAGCCGAAAGTATATATTAAAGAATTTAATATAGTTAGAGAAGTAGAAATGGTAGATTTCTACAATAAACAAGTATCAGTTTACGATGTAGGTATTGGATTTCGAGGTGGAGCAGCTATATTTTCTTTTGATAAAGTAGAGTTCATGGAAAATACAGGATTAAAAGATAAGAACGGAAAGTATATTTACGAAGGAGATATAGTTACGGTCAACGGCACTTGGGATTGTATTATTGAATATAATCAAAGCAGTTGTGCGTTTGTTCTAAAGTCAATAGATAGTCGTTGGAGTGTGGGATATTTCGGTAATTACGATGCCATAGAGGAAATGTTGGAAGTCATAGGCAACATATATGAAAATAAGGAGTTGGTGGAATGATGGGTGATGGTATAAAGATTGAAAGAATTTTTGCTGCGCCGAACAAAAATACTTTTGGGATAAAACCAATAAAAGAGTTATTAACTAATGAAGTTGATATCTCTAAATTATGGATTGACCCATTCGCAAACAAAAGTAAATTAGCAAGTATTACAAACGACTTAAATCCTGAGTACGATACAAATTATCACATGGACGCATTAGATTTTTTAAAAATGTTTGATGATAATAGCGTGGACGGAGTATTGTACGACCCGCCATACTCACCAAGACAGGTTAGCGAGTCTTACAAACACTTTGGTTACAATGTAACAAACGAAACAACGCGATCATCGTTTTGGAGTAATCACAAAAAGGAAATTTCCAGAATTGTAAAAGTGGGTGGTAAGGTAATTACCTTTGGTTGGAATAGTGGTGGAATAGGTAAGAAGTACGGATTTGAAATTGAAAGAATACTGCTAGTCCCACATGGAGGGAGGCACAATGATACTATTTGTACAGTAGAAATTAAAACACGAGAAAATAGGAGGTAAACATGGACGATAAATACAAACTACTAATCAAAATGAAGAACGGAGATGTTTTGGAATTTATAACGGATAAAATCACTATTGAAAAATTAATGATATGTATTAAAAGAAGAGATAATCTAAGTAAAGAAACAATGTTTAAAGTAGTAGGTCAACCAATTAAGATTAACGAGATAGAGGATTTCAAATATATGAAAGTTGATTTTGCTGTGGGGATATTTTAGGAGGTATAAAAATGAACAAAGAACAAAAGATACAAGAATTAACTGAAAGGATAGAAAATTCTCAAGCAGAGTTAGACGAATTAAAGCAAGAGTTACAGAAGTTACAGAAGAAGCCTTATGAGATAAATTATCCGAATGATGGACAAACGGTATATTATCCAAATCATTTTAACGGACAAATAAAAAAAAGTATATTTAAAGTTGATAATGATGATGACAAAAGTTTATACGAAAAAGGCTTAATGTTCGACACTAAAGAACAAGCCGAGCAATTCATAAAAGAGCAAACTTTAATTAAGAAAATTAAATGTTGGACTAAGGAACAGCAGGGGGATTGGAAGCCTGATTGGAGTAATTTTCACAAAAAGAAGTGGTGGTTTCGATTTAGTTCGAATGCTAAAGTATTCACAGTGATAGACAATGGGTATTACATGAGTTTTACGAAGTTCCCCATTTTTAAAACGGAAGAAATAGCCCAAGCTTGTATTGATGAGTTTGGAGAAGAAATAATAGAGGTGTTTTGTTAGATGAAGATTGAAGATTTAAAAGAGGTTAATTATATAAAACAAAGAATAGACCGAATAAACACTTTTATCGCTATGTATCAAAATAAACCTAAAGAATTAACAATCCACAGTGGTTATTTTTCTATTCTTATTAACGAAGGTCAAGAACATGAAATAATAAACGCACTAGAAAAGATTAAAAGTAATTTGATTGAACAACTAAAAGAGTTAGGAGTTGAAGTGTGATGCAAATCAAATATGATGAATTAAAACAATACATATATAGAAGAGCGCCTAATGGCAGATATTATTGCTGCAAGTGTGGAAGGGAGTTAGATTATTGTTATTTAGAGAGTGAAATATACTGTGTAAGATGTGAGGATTGTCAGACTCATACGTTAGTTAGATGCAAAGCACCTTATTTAGCACTTGGAAAGGTTGGAGAGAATGGATAGAGAATACACAATAGACGACGCAAAATTTTTTTTAAAGAACTACAAAAACTTACAGATAGAATGTAACGACTTCTTGTTAAATGCTTATCAACCAGCAGATAAGAATGAGATTAGCACTCAAAAGACTGGCAGGGAAAATGAGAGAAACATCATTAAGAAATTAGATAATAAAGTATATCAAGAAAATAGACGAGTATTAAAATGTATTGAGCAATTTTTAAAATCTCTAGATCCCGAGAGTTACAGAATAATATACGCTAAGTATTTTAATCGTATGAAAAATTATGATGTTGCTAATAAATACCATATGGATATTTCCACGGTTAAAAGGATTGTCAAGAGATTAATGGACGATTTTTTAAAAATTTTAAATAATTTCTAAAATGTTGAGCCCAATGAGCCTTTTTTGTGTGGTAAAATGATAGTGTGGGAATTTTAGGTAAGGTAAATTTTTCATAGATTTTCCTTTAATAATTTTTTATTTTTAGATACAGAAACGCAAGCAGTAAGATAGTTAAACCTTACCTAGATTCCAATAATAACCTAACATATTTTTTAAGACAGTCGAGAGATTGTCTTTTTATTTTGTCAAGAAAGGTGGTGGAAAGTTGGCAAAATTGACATTAAAACAACGTAAATTTGCTGATGAGTACATCATCAGTGGGAACATTGAACAATCAGCATTAAATGCGGGTTATTCGGCTAATTACTCAAGAAGTCAATCGCATAAATTGTTGGCAAATGTTGGCATAAAATCCTACATAGACGAACGACTCAAAGAGATAGAATCGGCAAAAACAGCAACGCAACAAGAAGTGCTTGAGTATTTAACCTCGGTAATGAGAGGAGAACAGCGGGAACAAACGTTAATAGGAATGGGTCAAGGATTCCAGGAGAAAACGTATATAGATGTAAGTGCCAAAGACAGATTAAAAGCTGCCGATTTGCTTAACAAGATTCATCAGGCTAGGGAGAGTGATCAGACGAATACGACAGATTCTAGTATTACTATCCACTTTAACGGAGTAACAAGAAATGAAAGTTGATGTAAGTGTAAACCAACATTTCACAGACTATATTCAAGATTGGGAACATTACTATTACATTGTAGTTGGCGGATATGGAAGTAGTAAGTCTTACAATACAGCAATTAAATTAGTTACTAAAGCGATACAAGAGCCTAAAAGAAAGATTTTAGTAGTTAGACAAGTTTACGAAACAATAAGATACAGTTGTTTTGATTTACTGATTGAAGTTTGTGAAAGTCTAGGTTTAAAGAAAGATAAACACTATACTACAAGATTATCTCCTTTAAATATTAAGTTTGCTAACGGAAGCGAAATAATCTTCAAAGGTTGCGATAATTCAGAAAAGTTAAAATCTATAAATGCTGTGTCAATTATTTGGGTAGAGGAATGTTCTGAAGTTAACTACGGAAGTATTAAAGAATTAATAGGACGTTTAAGACATCCTAAACACTCAAACCATATTATTTACACAAGTAACCCTGTAAGCAAATCTAATTGGATATACAAGCATTTCTTTATTGACAAAGACCCTCAAACATTAAAGCCTGTAATTAAACTGAATGATGTAGAGTTGTACGAGAAAAGAACAATTAAGATTGGCAACAAGTATTATCATCACAGCGTTTGCTACGACAATGCTTTTTCTCCTGCGACTTATATCGAACAGTTAGAGGCAATGAAAGAGTACGATATTGACTTATATAGAGTAGCGTTATTAGGTAAGTTTGGAACGAATGGTAAAAAAGTATTTCCGCAAGCTAAAATCATGCAAGCAGAAGAAATGGCAGAGTGTATTCAACAAATCAAAACACCTAAATATTTCAACGGTTTAGACTTTGGTTTTGTAACTTCGTATAACGCATTAGTAAGAATGGTAGTAGACCATGACAAACGGGAGTTGTACATCTACTCTGAATACTACACAAGAGATAAGACAGATGAGGAAATAGCAAACGATATTAATCATCTGAAGAAAGAACTTATCAAGGCGGATTGTGCAGAGCCTAAAGCGATACGATACTACAAACAACAAGGTTTTAATATGAAAGCCTGTAGGAAGTTTAAAGGCTCAAGAAATACTTATACAAAAAAGGTCAAACGCTTCAGAAATATATACATCTCAAACGAGTGCCAAAACACGATAAGAGAATTAATGGACTTAACTTTTAAGGTCGATAAGGACGGGGAAATAATAGAAGATGAGTTCAATATCGACCCGCACACGTTATCAGCAATTTGGTACGGTTTAGATAATTATGAGGTAACAGACCTTAAGAACAATTTCAATGTAGGAGGTATGAAGTTTTAATATGGGACTATGGCAGAAAAGGAGGCTATTAATGAGTTTTTTATTCGGTAGTGATGAAACTACCTTAGATACAAACAAGATTAAATATTATATCAACGAATTTAAGAAAAGTAATAAATATAAGTGGATGCACTTAGGTCAAAAATACTATGATGTGGACCACGATTATTTAGAAATTAAGACAAATTATAAAGACCAAAACAAAGCGGATAATAGACTAATTCACGCAACCTACAAAAACATCATTGATGAAAAGGTTGCTTTTTCATTTAGTAAAGACGCTACTATCAAAGGTCAAGATACGGAGTATATCGAGCGTATTACTGAATTACTAGGAAAAGATTTTCAAAACAAATTAGAGATGTTAGCTTATGAGGCTTCAAACAAAGGGATTGCATGGTTACACCCTTACGTTGACGAGCAGAACAACTTCAAACTAATGGTAATACCGTCAGAACAATGTATCCCTATTTGGGAAGACGCAACACATGAAAAGTTAAATTCCTTTATTAGAGTGTATCCCGAAAAGATATGGACTTTTAATGAAATGAAAACTTTTGAACATATCGAAGCGTGGACAAGCGACGGAAAGATAACACACTACAGAATGGACAATACCAACAGCGAAATAATGCTGTTAGGCGACGTTAACTATCCTTTAAGAATTGATAACCAACCTTATTACTGGGCGAGTGGACTACCTTTTATATCGTTCAAGAACAACTACAGAGAGTTATGCGACTTGAAATTTATTAAGTCGTTAATTGATAACTACGACTTAACTCGTTCAGAGGCTGCTAACTACATTCAAGAAGTTAAGAATATAATCTATGTTTTAAAAGGGTATACAGGCGACAAAGAAAACTTGATGAAGTTAAGGCAGATGATTAACCAAGAGCGTATTGTTACACTTGACGCTGATGAGGGGGATTATAAGTCAAATGTTGACGCTCTAACACCTGAAATGGATATAACAGCAATTAAAGACCATTCAGAGCAACTTAAACGAGATATTCAAGAATATTCACAATCAGTTAATAAAGATATTGACAAGTTTGGTAATGCTCCTAGTGGTGTAGCACTTAAATTCTTATTTAGTGGTTTGGAATTAAAATCAGATAAGTTTGAACAAGAGTTCTCTAAAGGCTTTGATAAGTTGCTTATGTTCGTAAATGATTTCTTAAACATTTCTACTGATCCAGAAGTTGAAATTATATTCTCGCATGATATGGCTACAAACGAAACTGAAATTATTGAAAATTGCTTAAAATCAAAAGGCTTAATTTCTGATGAAACTATCATCGCTAATCATCCGTGGGTTACTAATTACCAGCAGGAAAAAGAAAAGCTAGATATTCAGAATGAAAGTGAAATTGACAATATTCAACAGAGAATAACAAGAAAGATAGATGATGAACATGACGAAACTTAGTTATTTTGAAAAGCGAGTGGCGAATAATCAATGGCAAGTATTCAATGAAGCTGAAGAAACGTACGCTGAAATAATAGAGGTGTATGACAGAGTAACAAAGAATATAGTTGATGAGTTATTAGCATTAAGCGAGGAAATAGAACTTAGAGGTCTAACGAGAAGTAGGGCTTACCAACTTAAACATTTAAGGCAATTAGAAGAATACTACATTGAAGAGTTAGCGAAGTTGGGACAAGTAGTAGAAAAGACTTATACAGAAACGTTAGAAAATGCTATTAAATCTACTATTATTAACACTTCAACAGAATTAGGAATTAAGCTGACAAATGACGCTAATATCGTTAAAAAGTTGATGAAGTCTAAATACAAAGGTGTCACATTCAGAGGAAGACTGGGGAATAACAACGCTAAATTAATCAAAGAATTGTCTGAGATATTAGAACGTGGATTAACAACTGGTAAGAGTATCACTCAAATGACTTTACAATTAAGAAACCGTATGAACTCTAATTTAAACGACACAATGAGGTTGGTCAGAACAGAAACAATGCACCATTTAAACGATATTAAGCTTCAAAACTACAAAAAAAGTAAAGTAGTTAAGCAACTGAAAGACGTTGTAACGCTTGATGAGAGAACAAGCGAACAATGTGCGGAGTGCGACGGCAATATATATGACGTTGACAAAGCACCTACATTGCCTAGACACCCTAACTGTAGGTGTGTTCTAGTGCCTTATTTTGAAGAAGATAAAATTTAGTCCTTAGTACGACGTTAAAAGGCTAAATACGTAAGCAAAAACGATACTTAGCAAACTCTAGCGTGGACTTGACCACGTTAAAAAATGTAAAGGAGAAAAAACAAAATGAAAAGAAAATTTCTAGTTGATTTAGGTTTAGAAGCAGATGTTATCGATAAGATTATGGCGGAGTATGGCAACTCAATTAATACTATTCAATCTATCAACGAAACACATCAAGATACTATTAAAGACCTAACTGAAAAGCTTGAGAAATTCAAGGAGGTTGATATAGATGACCTTAACTCACAAATAGCGAATTTAACAAAAGAAAAAGAAAATATTGTTATTAATAACGCTATTGAAACAGCATTAAACGGAGTTAAGCACAAAGAACTATTAAAAGGTCAATTCGACTTATCAAAAATTAAATTAGATAAAGAGGGTAATGTTAAAGGAATTGACGAACAACTAACAACTATCAAAGAAAATTACAAAGATTTCTTTGAACAAGGGCAAACAGGACAAGCACAAAGTGGATATATTCCAGCTAACCCTGAGCCAACAAAACAAGTCGATACTTACGACAACTTAATGAATAACGCAACAAACATGACAGCAGAACAAATCGCTGAAGCATTTAACAAAATTTAGGAGGATAACAAATGGCAGTAACAAATTTTAAACCAACACTTTGGGAAGGAGCTTTATTATCACAATTTCACAGCGTATCAATCGCTGATGCAATGGTAACAAAGCCAACAGATATCCAAGGTGAAAAAGTAATTTTTAACAAAATTAAAAAAGGAGTAATTAAAGACTACACAGGAACGGTAGCATGGGATGAAGTTGACACTGAACAAGTTGAAATGACATTCCCTAAACAAAAATACTTTGCTATTAAAGTAGATGATGTAGATAGAGTGCAACAAAAGAAAGATACTCTTAAACCTATTGCAGATGAACACGGAATGGTATTAGCGGAAACTTACGACGCTGATTTATTCGTAGCATTAACTGGAACAACAACAGCTGCGACTATTGGGTCTAAAACAGCACAAAAAGATATTCACGCTAAAAACGTATATGATTTCATTGTTGACTTAGGAACAGAATTAAGCAAGAAAAAAGTACCAAAAGCGGAACGTTTCGTAACTGTATCAGCTGAAATTTTAGGTCTATTATCTAAAGACCCACGTTTCACTAACAATCCAGTTATTTTAGCAAACGGATTCGTAGAGGGACAAAAAATCAACGGTCTACAAGTGATGACTTCTGAAGAATTACCAAAAAATCAAGTTGTAGCACATCACAAATCAGCGGTTGGTGGAGCTAAACAAATTGACAAGACTGAAGCGTTACGTTTAGAAAATTCTTTTGGTGACGGGGTACGTGGATTGATGAAATACGGCTTTAAAGTGTTAAGAGATGACGCAATCGCTATCTTACACTACAAAGTTGTAGAAACTCCACTAGTTAAATAGTCATGAAACAAGAGATTTTAGAGGAATTAGCAAAAAGGCCAGGGGTAGCGTCTGAAATAGTGGAATCTCTATACGAGGACGCTATCCAAGATATACAAGAGTTTTGTAATTTAAAAGAAGTTAATCAAAAGCACAAAAGTAGCATTAAAGATTTAATCATGTTTAGATACAACACGTTAGGAACTGAAGGAATAAAATCTGAAAGTTATCCTAGCGTGTCTTACACTTATGAAAGAGATATACCAGCACGCATTAAGACTAAATTAAGGTCATTTAGGAGGCTTAGTTATGAGCTTAATGACTAACTTTAAGGAAGCAACTTTAATGACCTTTAAAAGCGTTTCTATGCCCTCAGGAGCTACAAAAAAAACGTGGCAAGAGGAGAAAACAATTAAAATTGCAATTCATAAAGTAGACGAGTTCTACAATCCCCAAGGCTTCAAACATTCTGAAGTAACACATATTGGTTTAACGTTTGAGAGAAATATTCAAGCTAAAAAAAATCGTATAACGTTAAATAACGTACAATATGAAATTCTAAATGTTGACAACTCCCACAGACTAACTCACTTAACTTTGAAAGAATACGTCAATGGACAATAGCGAATTTGAAAGAGGAATGCGAGAAGCTACAGGCAAATTAATTGCAATACAACTCGAAAGAATGGAAAAAGCGACAAAATTTCTTGAAGGTAAGGCGACAGAGAACGCCCCATCAGATACAGGGAAATTAAGGGCAAGTATGATGAGCAGAACTCAACTAAAATCTGATGAAATATACGGAATAGTAGGAAACACCTCATCATATGCACCTTATGTTCACCAAGGTACTGGACAGTATTCAGTAACGGGAAACGGTCGAAAAACACCGTGGCGTTACAAACTTATTGACGGTAGTTGGAGAACAACAAAAGGGCAAAAGCCTCAACCATTCTTAAAAGACGCTAAAGAAAAGAATTTAGGTTCAATAATGCGAATGTTAGGAGGTAAGTAACATGATTTCACATATAGTCAAGAAAATGCTTGATGAAGTTACAGGACTTACTTTTCAACCTATTCACAGTGATAAAGCGTGGTATAGTTTAACACCTATACAACGTGATTACATCAATATTGATACGTTGGAAGTTAGGATTGTAACAGATGACTTTGATGAATTAGAAAATTACAGAACGAAAGTAGAAAGTTTAATCAACAAACAACATGAGAGTAACCACTTAAAAGACGGTTACTCTTTACGATTTTCTGTGAGTGGTGGAGGTATATTGCCGTTACAAGACTTTGAATTGTACGACAGCACTCAATACTTACAGATTACATGGTTCAAGAAAGAGAGGTAAATAAATGGCAAAGAAAATTGATGAAATAATCTTAGGTGCTGGGGAACTTTATTTAGTAACAGCAACTGATGGGGAAATTCCAGCAGATAACGTGATAGAAACAGATGATAATAATGTAGGTCACTGTTCGGGTGGTGCTAGTTTGGAGTATAAACCTGATACATATGACGTTAAGAACCAATACAATAGAACGGTTAAACGTTTCATTAAAGGTGAAGAAATTAGCTTCAAAACTGGTGTGTTAACGTGGGATTTAGGACTATTGACTAAATTATCTACAGCAAAACTTACAGAGGATACGCCGAAGAAAACTAAAATATTAACATTTGGAGCAGGCGGAGCGTTAGCGACTAACATTGTACGTTTTGTACATACAAAAGAAAATGGTAAGAAAATTCGTGTAACGCTTATCGGACAAGCTGGGAATGGATTTTCTATTGAGTTTAACGCTGAAAAAGAAACAACTATTGACGCTGAATTTACAGCAGTTGAGAAGAAAAAAGGCTTCTTAGCTGAAATTAGAGATGAACAAGAATAATAAAAGAATAATAAAAGAAAGAGGAGTGTAACAAATGTTGAATGATATCCTAAATAGAAGAATAGAGGTCGATTGGAAAAACGGCAAAAAATTACAAATTAAAGAACTTACTTTCAAAGATTGGAAAGAAATGATAGAAATTGAAAAAATCGAAGATCCCGTGAAAGAGGTAGAGGAGAGAGTTAAATTTGTTGCAAAATGCCTCGACCGAAATTTAGAAGGTATAAGAATCAAGGTCAAAGACTTAGAGGACGTTAACGTGTCATATATTAACGCTATATGGACGCTATTATTAATTCAAATGAACTCAATCGCTAACGACCCAAACTAAAAATCCCGCTACCCGATGACCCTGTGGTAAGGGAAGCGATATTTGAAAAATATTTCGCAACGGAAGAGTGGGAACAAGACCTTGATAAGAGAACTGCGGAACTTAAAAGAATGTCAGATTATTGTGGTTTAAATTTCCTAGAAATAGAAGATTTACCATTGTACACTTATTTGCAAATTAGGCGTGATAGCTGGTTGGACAGCATGCAAAAAACAGAAGAAGCAAAAGAGGTACTAAAGAATATAATCAGATTAGGAAGAAAAGACGCAGATAAGAACTTAAAGAGGGGCTAGTTATTAGTCCCTCTTATTTTTTTAGGAAAGGAGGAGAAATATGACAGTAGGTAGTATTGGTTTGCCTCCCTTATATACGGAAATGAGGGTTAAACTTGATACTTTTAAAAGCGAAATGAACAAGGCTACAGCGTTTGCGACAGCTAAAGCTAGTGAAATAACTAGACACATGCAACGAGCAAATAAAGTAGCTGATAACATGGTTAGTTTTGGAAAAAAAGCAACTTTAGGAGTTACTTTGCCGATAGCGGCTGCAAGTGCTGGAGTGTTTAAGTTTGCTAAAGACTATGAAAGTGCATTCGCTGGAGTACGTAAGACTACTGACGCTACAGAAGCAGAATACCAAAAATTAAGCAAAGGTATTCGTCAGATGTCTAAAGAAATGCCAGCTAGTGCGGTTAGTATTGCACAAGTAGCAGAAGCGGCAGGACAATTAGGAATTAAAAAAGAAGATATTCTGAAATTCTCTAAAACAATGGTTGACTTAGGAGTAGCAACTAACTTAACAGCAACTGAAGCGGCGACCTCTCTTGCACGTTTCAGTAACATCATGGGAACAAGTGCCGACAACGTTGACCGTTTAGGCTCTACTATTGTTCATTTAGGAAACAATACAGCGACAACAGAACGTGAAATTGTTGAAATGGGATTGAGATTAGCTGGGGCTGGTAAGCAAGTAGGTTTAACTGAAGCACAAGTCTTAGGATTAGCAGCTGCTATGAGTTCGGTTGGTATAGAAGCTGAAATGGGTGGTAGCGCCATGAGTAAGCTTTTAATTAAGATGAAATTAGCGACTACTCAAGGCGGAAAAGCATTAGAGGAGTTTGCAAGTGCGAGCGGAGTAAGTGCTTCTAAATTTAAACAAGCGTTTGAACAAGATGCTTCACAAGCATTATTAATGTTCTTAAAAGGTTTGAAAAATGCTTCAGCGCAAGGTAAGTCGGCTATTGAAATTCTTGATGAAATGGATATTTCTGAAGTGCGTTTGAGAGATACTATCTTGAGGGCGGCTGAATCAAATGAGAAATTCGGAGAAACGTTAAATATCGCTAATCAAGGTTGGCGTGAAAATACAGCCTTACAAAAAGAAGCACAACAAAGATACAAGACTACAGAAAGTCAGTTGCAAATAGCGAAGAACAAACTTATTGATATTGCTATCACGTTAGGTACTAACTTCTTGCCAAAAGTCAATCAAGTGCTAAATGTAGTTGGTAAATTTGCTGATACTCTAAATAATATGAGTCCAACAATGCAAAGTGTGGTCGGTTGGACGGCTCTTGCAGCTGCTTCAATAGGACCACTAACTTTCGGTGTAGGTAAAGCAATTAAGGCGTTTGTACTATTCAAAAGTGGTATAGGAGCGGTATCAACATTTGTTGGCAAAGTATTCAAAAAAGATATTTCAAGTATTGGAACTCAATCAACTAAAAGTGCAACAGAGTTTGGAAGAAGCGCTAATTTAATTGTTACAGCTAGTGATAGTATCAAATTATCGTTATCTCAAATAGGTAGCACATATCAAACACAGTCAAGCTCAATCAGTAGAAATAGTGATGTTATTATTGCAAAACTAAAAGCTATTCAAGTTGAAGCAAGAAATACAGCAACAGCACTTCGCGGCGTTCAAATGAACAATACAGGCGGAACTGTTAAGACCTCAAACAAAAAGACTAGAAAAGAGTTTGATAGCAGAGGAATTGATGTATATACGACCAAAACAAAACAATTAGGAGAAACTGCTAATAATACTGGCAAAAAAGTTAAAGGTCTAGGAGATGCAACAACTGTAGTAAGTAACACGGTTAAAGCTAATTCATCAAAAGTAGCGACAGCAACAACAACAGTAGCGAAAAGTGGTTCAAGAATGGCTAATATAATCAGCAAAGGAACAACAGCCTTGCGAACTATTGGAAGAAGTGCATTAACTGCTACACCTTTATTGTTAGATTTAGGATTAGGTTTAGGTGGAACAGCAACAGCAGTAGCAAGTATGGGCGGAAGTTTATTAGCGGGTGCAGGAGCATTAGGAAGCCTTGCAGTTGCAGCGGCGCCAGTTGTTGCTGGAGTTGGAGCAGTAGCGGCTGTTGGATACGGGGTTTATAAAGCATTCACACAACAAGCAGTACCAGCAGTTGATCTCTACAAATCTAAAACTGAATTAGTGTTTAACGAAGCAACGGGAAGAATGGAGCGACACGTTACCAAAATTAGTGAAGAAACCAAGAAAGAGTACCAGCATTTCTATGAAATGTCAAATAACATAAGACAAGCTTCGGAAGGAATGTACGTTGGTTTGTACAAAGACGCTAATGAAGGACACCAAGCTATATTAAAAGCTGTAGAGCAGTATAAAACCGACTACATTAAAAAAGTTAATGAAACTAAAGAAGAAAGTATCAAAAAATTTAGTGAGTTATACGGAAATTCAAGCAATTTAAGTGCGGAAACGAAAGCGAAAGTAGTTAAAGACGCAGAAGAAACAGCAGAAAAAACTATTAAATCGGCTGAAACAAGGCTTACTGAAATATCAAGACTTTCTGAAGAATTAAAAAACGCTAGCGGAACTAAAGCTGAAGAATTGAAACGTCGAATAATTCAATTAACTGAAGAACAAGACTTTGAAACAATAAAAGTTGTTGCCAAGAACAAAGCTGAACAAGAAATGTTATTTAACAACTTATATAGCAATGTTGACGGAGTAACCAAACAACACGTTTCAGATATGGTAATTAAACTTAATGAATTAAGGGATAAGTCGGTTAGTGCCGCTAAAGAAAACAAGGATAAACAACTGGAATACGCTGAAGAATGGCGTGCTAAAAAAGAAATCCTTAACGGGCGACTTACAAAAGATGAAGAGGAAACTTATAAGCAAATGAAAAAAGCAGCAGTTGAAGGATACGAAAAAGCAACTAAAGAGGCTGAGAAATTGCGTACGGACGGAATAGATCGTTTAAGAAAAGAATACGGACAATTTGATACTTCGCTAGATTGGAATACTGGAAAAGTGAAATCATGGGCTACACAAGTAGCTGAGAAATTAGGATTAATTAATAGAACTCCTTTAGAAAATAAATATGCAACTTACACAATACAGGCTGCAGTAGCTGGAATGGGGGCATTAAGCCAAGTGTTAAGTTCACACTACAACGGACTTGATTATGTTCCATATGATGGATATTACGCAAGATTGCACCGCGGAGAACGTGTATTAACTGCGGAAGAAAACAAAGAGTACATGAGCGGTGGCAAAGGCGGAGATATTAACGTAAGCATAGATAAGGTCTACAATAATACTCCAAATGATGCTAGAAAGATAGCCCAACAATTAGGGTTAGAAATAAGAAAACAACGATTAGGAGGTGGTTTGGCGTGATAACTTTTAAAAATAAAAAAAGTGATAGTTTAGGAATTGTATTTAATGAACTTCCTAACATTCCTACCGGCAAAAAAAGAACTCAATTCTTTACTGTTCCGGGTCGTGATGGGAAACTGACTGTAGAAGATGATAGTTTAGAGCCGTTTCAATTAGCGTTTGAGGGGCATGCCGAATGCACTAGAGATGAGTTGTTAAGTTATTTCAGTGGCAAAGGTCGATTAGTCTTTGATGAATTGCCGGACCGCTATTACAATGCTTCAATCGTTGAGGGGGTAACAATAGCTTACCCCTTAGGCGATAAGAGATTAATCAAGTTCTTAGTTCCTATTGAATTTGAGCCGTATGCTATGGGAATTAACAATCCGTTAGTAGTAGCTGGAACTACATTAACTATCAACAACATATACGGCATTAGGGCGTTTCCTTATTTCAAAATAACAGGCAACGGCACTTTCACTATTTTAAAAAACGGTAAACAGATTTTAGAAATAAAAAATGTAAATGGATATGTTGAAATAGATAGCGAGTTAGACGCTATATTTAAGGATAATACGTCTTTTGAGCGTAATTCAGTAGGAAAAGTACCCGTCTTAGATGTAGGGGCAAATACACTTGCTTTTAGAGGCAATATAACCAAAGTAGAAATTAGATATAACTGGAGGTATCGTTAATGGTTAACATATACGAATACAACGAAATAGATTTTAACCACAGAGGAACGCCTCTAAAGAATTTTCTAAAGTGTGAAATAACTGAAGCGTTAAACGGTGTATATGAGTTAAATTTTGAGTACCCACTAGAAAGCGACGATAGTCACTTATTAGAAAATGGAAAAGTTTTAAAAGCCAATAACTATGACGGAGAGCAATTATTTAGGATTTTATATCTACAAAAAGACCTTGACACAATTAAAGGGTATGCTTTACATATATCTTACGACTTATTAGGTAACTTCATAGAAGATATATACTTACAAGGAATGAACGGAACAAGAGCATTGCAAGAAGTCCTTAACCGTTCAACTGATCCGCATAATTTCGTTGGAGTTAGTAACATTACTAAATTAAGAAATTCTAGATTAGTGCGTAAGAATACTTTAGAAGCAATAATGGGAGATAAAGATAACAGCTTGCTATCACGCTGGGGTGGTGAGTTATATCGAGATAATTTTCGCATTAATTGGCTTGAAAAAATTGGTAGTGATAAAGGTGTAACTATCAAATACGCTAAAAATCTTACTGGGATTGAATATAAAATAGATTTAAGCCATTTAGTAACACATTTCATTCCAAAAGGATTTGATGGTCTATTATTACCCGAAAAATACGTTGTATCGCCTTTAGCAGAGAAATACAAACCTATTGTTAAACGTAAGCTACTTGAATTAGAAGATGTTAAAAGTAAAAAGGTAAGTCCTACACAAGAGGACGCAGTGGACCACGACCAAGCGTTAACTTTGCTTCGTGAAAAGTCTAAAAAAGCGTTTGAGTTAGGAGCAGATAAGCCTGAAATAACGTGTACAGTTGCTTTTATTGATTTATCACAAACAGAAGAATATAAAAATTATGCAGTATTAGAAAAAATCTATTTAGGCGATACTGTAGGCGTTCAATATAAAGGAATTAATATCTTAACAAGATGTGTAGGTTACACCTACGACTGCTTACAAAATAGATACATTCACGTTGAATTAGGGAACACTCCTCAACAAAATCTATTAGCAAACGCCATTAATAACCAACAAGCGTTGATTACAAAAATTGAAGAAGTTGAAAGAAGTAACGTTGAAAAGGCAAAAGAAGCTATCAAAGATAGTTTAAATGACGGATTAGGAAGTAACATCAAATACTATTCAGACCGTATTTTAATAATGGATACCAACAACGAAGCAACGGCAAAAGTAGTATGGAAATTCAATTCAAATGGTTTAAGCGTTAGTACTACAGGAGTAAATGGCAATTTCAGATTAGCAACTACTAAAGACGGTAAGTTTTTCGCTGAAATAATCACAGGTTTAAAAATTAATTCTGAAATGATTGAAACTGGTGCTATTGACTTCAAACACTTATCATCAACGGTATTTAGCAAAGTAAGAGAGGGATTAATTACAGAAAGCAAACTATCTGAATTTTTAATCACAAACGAAGGTTTGAAACAAAAACTAACAGAGGAAGTACAAAGGCAGATAGAAGCTAAAAAACCCGAACTAAAAGGCAAAGACGGAAAAGTTCCTGCATTCAATCAATTAATAGGAACTAGATTTCCGAGTTTAGATGTTGTAAAACCAGTTGGGACTACGCAATTAAAACTCAACAAGAAAGATTACAACACCCAGAATTCTATAGAGGTGTTGCCTAACGCTAACAATGAACTTCAAGGGTTTAATGTTAAGGTAAATATTAGAGATATAGCACCTGGAAGAAAATATATGATGAGAATACCTATATATGTATTTTCAGATAGTGGAAATAACACAGAAATTAAGTTAGGGTTCCCAAATGAAGACGGTCAATTCCATTTATGGTTTGCAATACCCTTGATAGAAGTTCCGAAAGGTGAGAATAAGTGGTTTGTTGTTGAGAAAGAAATGCCTATTGGCAGTGATACAGAAGTACAACGATTTGTAAAAAGTAATTTTGCTTTCATTTCAACCGGCAACGCACATTTCAAAATAGCTGAGCCTTACATTGCGGTTGATGATGTAAGGACGGATAAATGGCTTCCTGCTATTGAAGATATGCAAAGTTATTCCCTTACTGCTTCGGCAAGAATAGAGGGAAGTTATTTAAATGAAAACTTAATGAACTGTAAAGTTTATTTAGATGTTTACAGCAACGGAGAGATTGTTCGTGCTTCAACGAATGAAATACCTTTAAAAATTGAGATTAAAAAGCTAGTTGCTAGTGGATATACAGCGACTGGAGAAGTAACGCTTGATAGCAACGGGCTAGTACAAAATATCAATATTCCCAATGGTACTAAAGACGGTCAACCAATAGAGGTAGTCTTTGAAGTTACTTGTGGAGAAAATAAGACAGTAGCAAGTGCTAGGTTGAACAATACGATTGACAAGCAACTTTTAACTGAAACCATAAGCAAGGTTAAGACTTTTGAAAGTACTATCGACAAGTTTGAGAGTAAGATTGGTGAGATTAATAAGCAAAAATTCAAAATGGCTTACAATATTGAGAATATTTGTTCAGAGAGTGGAGTTGAAAAGAAAGGGAACGACCTTTATTTTAACGCTAAAACTCCACTTAAAAAAGATAAAGAATATTATATTTTAGCCGATTTAGAAGATGTCCCAGATAATCAAAATACAAGATTATACAACGCAAAAGGTAACGGAGATAATAAAGCTATAACCAACGGATTAAATGTTTGGCGAGTGTCATATACAAGCGACCAAACAAAGGTTAATATATACCCTCTAGGAGCGAATACAAAGGTTAAAAACGTTGAAATATACGAAGTTCCAGAGTTTGAAGCTGAGCGTATTGACATAATCAACTACTCGCAAGGGAATTACAACGGAAATTCTTTGTCTATCTATGCCAAAGGAAAATTAGAAATTTCAAAAATATATACATTGGAATTTGAGGTCGTTAACACTCCACCGCAAGGAAGTTTTATTTCGATGTACGAAAATACAAATACAAAAAGTTATTTCAAGAAAAAAACACTTGTGAAAGGTATCAACAAACTAACGTTCAGAAATAACACTGAGTATAACGCTTTTGGATGCACCATCAAAGAAAATCTTCAAATAAGAAATGTTAAATTCTACAAAGAGGATTTTAACGTAGGTTACAAAGATGAATACAACATCTCCGAAATGGAGAGTGCAGTTAAACAAACTAAAAGTGAAGTTGAATTATCTGTAAAAAAAGATAAAGTAATTAATTCAATTAATTTAAGTGGTGAGGGAGTTAAGATTAATGCTGATAAAGTGGATATATCCGGCACTCTTAGCGCTTATAATGGGAAGATTGGGACATTTTACATCGGAGATAACAAACATGCCAATTATGGAAAATGGATAACAGGTGTCAACCAATTTCAAATAGGAATGAGTGATGGAACTAACGGTGCGCAAGGGACAGCTTTGTGGGTTAATTGGGGCGACAAGTGGAATGTTGAAGGTAAACAGTCTTGGTATGTGATGAACAACGGAGCAATGATTGTGAACAATCGTGCAAATATTAATGCTCTATTTGTTACTGGTGACAGTTATTTTTCAAGGAGATTGAGGGCGCAAGGTGATGGTGTTGATGTAGGCGCTTCTGATGTATTCGGAACTGTTGGCGGGGCAAACTCTACTGTGATTTGGTGGGGGCAGATTGAGAGGGTCAAAAGTGCTGTTTCTGACAAGCGTTTAAAAGAGAATATTCAACCGACCAAAGTCAATGCTCTTGATACGCTTAACCAAATTGAAATGGTTGAGTTCAACTGGAAAAAAGACGGTAAGTTCGAAAAAATAGGTGCTATTGCTCAACAAGTTGAGAATGTTGATGAGAGTTTAGTAGTTCAACATTTTGAGGATAAGGACACGCCAACGGACTATTTAAGGATTAATTACTATGATACTATTCCTTACTTGATTAAGGCAGTACAGGAACTATCTGAAAAAGTTGAAAATTTAGAGGAACAGTTAAAAGAAAGGAGTAAAAAAGATGGCATTTAAAGTGTATTTTAAACGTGATTTAAACGGAGAAATGTTGGTGGTAATCAATGATAATAACGGCACTAATATTCAGCGTATACTTAAAGGGGAACACACCAACACCGAGGATGAAACGCTTGTTAAATTAGTACTTGAACAATTCTATCAAGAGACTTATCCTAACCGTGCTGAGAATGAGCGGTTTGCGAAAATGGATAAAGTTATTCATGAAGCAAATGAAACGCTTGAAACGACACGTAAAACACTAGCGCAAAGTGTTATTAAAGACTTTGAATATGAAGCGTTATTTGAGGATATAAGCCGTAAATTTGAGTTTTTAGCAACGCATTTAAACGTTGAATTACCAACATCAAATGAGGAGGAGAACAAAGATGAAAAAGACGAAAAAGAAAGTACTGGAGATACTCCAAAAGCTTAAGTTGTCTAGTTTAATTATTTCTCAAATTTTGAAAGGAGGTGACAATATGATGATAACATTTTTAGCGTTAAACGTAGTTGACGGATTAAATACACTAGATGATTTTAAAAATAAAAAATTAAGACGTTTAGTGGAAAAAGAATTGATCCGTTTGGGGTATGCCGAGTTAGTAGAAAAAGCTAACGACGAACACAAGGGGGCTTAATTGCTCCCTTTTAAAATTTAAAGAAGGTGAGGTCATTTAATGATTGATTAGTGAAGGGGTTATAGTTGCAGTCGTTACTACTATCATAGCACCCACGATAGCGTGGTTGTTGAAAAGGAGTAACAAAAATTTAGAAAAGATTGATAATAATCTAACAGAAATAAATAGTAAAATTCAAAAAACAGCAGACGGAACTTTGGCGATAACTAGATATAGACTTTTAAAAGAAATGACAAGGATTTTAGATAGAGGCACTATTGGGGTGCATGAATTAAAGGAACTTTCCTTGCTTTACGAAAGCTACAAAAATCTAGGAGGTAATTCGGTAGTAACTGAATTATTTGAGCGTTGTCAAGATTTACCGTTAAAAAAGGAGGATAATTAAATGATTAATTGGAATGTAAGATTAAGAAACAAAGGTTTTGTGTTAGCACTTGTGAGTGCGTTAATAGTAGCCGTTCAAATGGTATTTAAAATGTTTGGATTGCACTTAAATTTAAACGGATTTTCGGCAAACGTAATAGATGTAATTAACTCTATTTTCGTTGTGTTAACTATATTAGGAGTGGTTACAGACCCTACTACACATGGAATTTCTGATAGTGAACAAGCATTAACTTACGACAAACCAAAGGAGGATAAATAATATGGTAATAAACATAGAACAAGCGATTAAATGGATGAACGACAGACGAGGTGTGGTTACTTACTCAATGGCAAGTAGATTAGGACCGAACTCGTACGATTGTTCAAGTTCAGTTTATTTCGCATTGAGAAGTGCTGGGGCTAGCGACCATGGTTGGGCAGTAAACACAGAGTATATGCACGATTGGTTAACAAAAAATGGATATACTTTAATTGCTGAAAATCAAGGTTGGGATGCTCAACGTGGTGATGTTGCTATTTGGGGTAGACGAGGATACAGTAATGGCGGGTTTGGTCATGCTATGATATTCGTTGACGCTGACAATATTATTCATTGTAACTACGGCTATAATGGAATTACAATCAACAATCATGATGTGATTTGGGAAGCTAACGGATGTCCGTATGTGTACGCTTATAGATACACAGGAGAAGCTTCACAAGATGATATTTCAGATGAATTTGCACGCGAATTGGACGTTAACACAGAATTGAAAGCTTCTGATATGCCTTACTATGAAGCAGAATTATCAGAGGACTATTACGTTGAAACTTCTCCTGATGTAAATTCAGAAGATAAAGAGTTGCTAAAAGCTGGAACAAGAGTTCGAGTTTACGAAAAACGCAACGGCTGGGCAAGAATTAACTATCCAGAATCAAATCAATGGGTAGAGGATTCTTACCTTGTGAATGCAGTAGATATGTAAATTTAAAATTATAATAAAGACGCTATTACACCCCCTTTAATTAGGGGGTTATTTTTTATTGACAAAAAAGTGAAAATTCGATATAATGTATACAGATTAGAGGGCTATGCCCACCGTGAGAAGTAGAACTAGCTAGCTACTTCTTTTCTATTTTAATAACAGATACCAACGCTCCCACTCCTATTTTACAGGCAGATACGTTCTGACGTGGGAGTTCTTTTTTTTTGTTGACAAATTTTTTAAAAATTTTCCAAAATAACTATTGATTTTATACATCTTATGATGTATAATTATAAATATAAAGGAGGTGAAAAAGTGGGTAAAAAACAAAATAAAAAAGAAGATTCCAAACAAGAAACTCTTTTAAAATTATCAATAATATTAGCTCTGGTACAGTTAATTAAAACGATAATTGAGTTGATTGCTAAAATCTTCTAAATACTTCAAGGGAACGGAGCTTATAAAAGCTCCAAGTACCTACTTGTTACTCACATTATACCATGAAAAAAGAAAAGATACAAATAACAATTCTTATTTTAGGAATTATAGCGACTATAATTTCAATAATTTTAAAATTTATCTAGGAGGTAGTATGATTGAAAAAGTAATAAAAGAAATTGAAGAATTATTTAACAGCAACATTACAGATTATAGAATAGCAAAAGATAGCGGTGTAGCATTAAGCATGATACAAAATTATAGAAACGGCAGTAGGAAAGTTGAAAATATGACTTTAAAAATAGCTGGGAAATTATGTAAGTATATAGAAAGGTATGAAAAAATAGACAAAAAATGATATAAAGGAATTATAGAGCTACGATAGGTGGGGGAATTCTTAGTGTATTGGAAAAGACCTCGATTATATCAATATTTTAATAAAAACCAAACAATACATCACTAAAACTATTACGAAATTACAAACGTTGTTATTTATTTGTATTAACAAATAATACTAATTTTAAATTAAGAAACATTGAATTTACAACAATTATATATTTATATAATATATAATAAATATAAGATAAAATCAGAGAAACTAAATAATAAAGTTAAAAAAGCCTTAAAGTATAAACGTTTAAGGCTTTTTGTTTTGCCACTTGACCCACACTTGACCCACACTTTAAAAATTAACGTATCTTGCGAATTTTTTCCCAACTTCTTCTTTTTGTTTTTCTGTTACGTGAGAATAAATACTCATTGTTGTTTTTAAGTCAGAGTGACCTAATCTTTCTTGTACCTCTTGAATAGTAATACCACTTTCAAAAAGTAAGCTACAATGTGTGTGTCTGAAACCATGTACTTTAATTTCTTTAAAATCATGTTTTTTACAGATGCGTTTTAGATTAGCATTCATGAAATTTAGATATAAATAAGAGTTCGTGATCTCGTCAGTAAAACAAGGTTGATGTTTCTTTACTCTTGTACCTATTATTAAAAATTTTTCCCTTTGATTAATTTCCCAACGTTTTAAAATATTTGCGGTTTGTTCATCAATGCTAATATTTCTTACACTACTTTTACTTTTTGGAGTTTGAACAACTACCTTTTTTTCTGTATTCAATGCTAACGTCTTGTTTATATTAATTGTATTGTTGGTAAAGTCAATATCAGACCATTCAAGAGCTTGTAACTCACCTTTGCGAATACCTGTAAAAGCTAACACCCTAAACATTGCAGTAAGTTTTATATCTTTCTCATTATCAACTAAAGTAAGGAATTGTTTTAATTCTTCTTTAGAGTAATATTTATCCTTATCATCTGAAGTAATATCATCTTTTGGTTTAGGTAATAGTACATCTTTCATTGGGTTACTGTATATAACTTTCATCTTGACAGCATAATCTAAAATCATGCTGCCATAGATCTTTATTTTCTTTAGAACAGCAATTGAAAATTTTTTACTGTAATTATTAATAATTTTTTGGCAGTAAGGCAGAGTAAGTTTTTTTAATTGCATATTCTCTAATTTAGCAAGTAATAAATCAAATATATGTTGATTGACTAGTAAAGTACTTTCTTTAATGGTATGTTGATAACCCTCGTACCATAGCTCATATATTTCTTTAAATGTTGTAACTTCTGTATTTAATAAGCCGTTAGTAGCTATTTCAGTTTTAATTTTAGCTTCACATAGTACCGCTTCTTTTCTAGTTTTAAAACCGCGTCTTGTTGTTTCTTTTCTTTTTCCATTTTCATCTTTTCCAAGATAAACTTTAATCATGTAATATTTTTTATTATCACGTTTATTTATATATTCTTTAATCATTTTTCATCATTTCCTTTCTATCTAGCACATATCAAAGAAATTAATGATTGAATTGATATTATGTATATGATATAATATACACATCTTAAGTAGTTTTGAGATCACTATTAATATGTGACGATATAGTAATACTCGAAACGGACTTACACTTTTAAAAAACTCTCTATCTCTTGGCGGGGGCAGGGAGTTTTTTATTTTATTTTAAATCAAGTTTAATGATTTTTTTCTCTTTTTGTGACATAAAAGGTTGTACTTCTAATTCAAGTTCTCCATCTTCATTTACAGCAAACGCCTGAGTAGCGTTTTCAAAAACTCTATTGGCTGAAATTGTTTCTAAAGTTAATTGAACAGGGTATGCTTCTGCTTTTTTACCATTTACATATAATCTCATTTCAGTACCTACTGAATAATCTTTGTCAGAAAGGTTTTTAACATCGTATGTTACTAAAAGAACTTTCTTAGCTGGTTTATCTAGGAATTGATTTCTTTCATCAGTCCATGCAGCAGTTTTTACTGTTATTTCCGCTTCTTTATCAAATGTGATAGGTGCGCCTAATTTAGCCTCATTACTGTTTTTCTTTTCTTCTTTTTGTTCTGTTTTTCCAGAAGATGAATTAGTCTCTGTTTTTGAAGAACATCCAGCAAGTAATACAGCACTAGCAAGAAATGTACTCAATAATATTCTTGATTTTTTCATTTTTATATACTCCTTTTGATTTGTATTTTTGGCGGTTATTTAACCATAAGGGATAGCTAAAGTTAACTAGCTATATAAATATTTAATTCTTTCTTCACATATTCTATAGTCTAGTCTAAATGACTTGGATATGTGAGAGATATTATTTATTTCCTCATCTGAAATTATAAAATAGCTTGCGAATAGGTCGGCTTCTATTTCTTGTCTTGATAAGGGTACTCTTGAAATTCTCCTTAAGAAGTGTAAGTTTGAATTTTTGTGTAAAATAAAGTGTCCTAATTCATGTGCCATGGTGTATCGCTTATCATCGTCAGATAAGTTGTTATTGATGTGTATGTAGTGGTATGTTTTCTTGCAAATTTCCAAAGAATGATATAGCCCGTTGTTTGTTCCTAAATCGTTAAATAGTACTGTTATTCCTAATTGTCCAGCGATGTTAAATGGATTAGTTGTTCCGAATTCCTTTACTAAGGATATAGTAAACATCTTTAATCGTCATTTTCTGTTTTGTGACGCGCCATTGCAATTCTTGCTGCTTGTTCGATTGAAGCACGCACTAAATCTTTTGTTACTTCGTCCATTGGTTCACCGCTATACATCAGGACTTGATTACTATTTAAATTATCCATTAGGTCGTTAACCATATTCGCTATATCAATTTCTTTTTGTTCATCTTCCCAGCCCATAAGAAAAGAAGGCGTGGTGTCTAATACTCTAGCTAATTCTTTAATTTTGCTAAGTCCTAAATCTACTTCATCACGTTCATATTTTCCTATAAGCGTGTCGTGTACATTAATAAGTTTTGCTAATTCTTTCTTTTTTAGATTTTTAGCTAATCTTTTTTCTTCAATTCTTTTTCCTAACGTCATGCATATACGCCTCCTTTAAAATAATTATACTATATCACATTCTTATTTTCAAGAACAAGGTTATATTTTTTGATCATTTTTTTAAAAAACAAGAAAAAAATTCTTGACAAATAAAAAAACTCATGTTAAGATATAGTTACAGTCAAGAATATAGTTCTTGTAAAATAATAAAAAGAAAGGTGGTACTATGGATAATTTAAAAAATATTGAAAGAAAATGAAAAAAATATTGACAAAGCATTAGAGTTGTAATATAATATTAAACATAACAAGATAACAATTAAATAAAATTTCAAATG